GTTGACGCCGACGCCTCGATATCCGATGATCTTGCCGCTGTCGTCAGTGATCGGAACGGCGGAGGTGACGTGCGAGCCAGTCGATCCAACACCGGTGCCCTGCTTGACGGCGATGTTGATCGCGTTGGGATCGGCGGAGTATCCGGCACCCTGCACGCCACCGAAGTTATTCCAGTTCGACGCTACCGCAGGGTTCTTGGGCGGAACGCCGCCGTGGTCCTTGACCACCGAGGACATGAACTGACCGCAGGTGGCCTCACTGAGATTGATCCCGTGCTGGAGCATGTAGGCGTGGATGTTGTGCGGCTTGGCACCGGCCAAGGTCATGGCCGTGAGGTCGGACACGAACCTCTGTGGGACGGAGGTCTGGGCACTGGCAGGGTTGGACTGCTCCACCGGGCTGGCACTGCTCTCCGTGCTCGTCCCACCGCCCTTGCCGGAGCCCGGGTGGCTGTCCCCGGCTCCCTTGCCGTCCCCAGCTCTCACGTCACTCCCATTGGGCGTGGTAGGAGCCGGAGCACCCCAGCTGCCGCTGGCCCCACCCCCGCCGTACGTCCCGCCGGTGGCGAACCCAGGGAGACCTCCGAGCCCCCTCAGCACAGCCTCACCACGGTCCAACAGGCGGAAGTTGTCGTTCAGTCTCTTCGTCTCCGCGGTGTTGGCCTGGATGAACTTGATGTAGTCATCGCCCTGCCGCATGGTCTCGTCGACCTGCCTGCGGTCCTCGATGTTCTCCGACCTTCGCATCCACTCATAGCCACGTCCGATGCCTGGGATTTGGTCATCCCCGGAGGAGCCACCTGCGGGACCGGACAACAGGCGAGTAGGCTGCGAGTAATCGTTCTGCGGCGCCGCCCTCTCCAGTCCGAGCTTCTTGAGCTTCTCCGAGAAGTCTCTCTGGGCGTGAGGAGCCTGGGTCTGACCGAACCTCTGATCGAAGGTGGTACCCGGATCATCGCTGATCTCATTGTGGAGGCCGAACGCTCCCTTGACCAGGTCTATCGCGGTCAAGGCGACGCCTCTGGTCAGCAGCGACTTCAGCGTGCGACCTGCCGCACCCACCCAAGGCTCATTCCACTCCTCGTGGAGCAGCTTGACCAGATCGACGGCCATCTTCAGGCCGCTCACGATCACGCCATTGCCGGCCAGCATGCTGGCCTTGATGTCGTCGCCCCAGTCCTCAAGCTCCTGGCTGAGGATGGTGACCTGCTTCTTGTAGTCGGCGGTTACTTGATCCCGCTGCTCCTGCCGCTTCTTCTGCTCCTCGGTGACCCGCTCGATGCCCTTCATCACCTTGACCGATGGGTCGAGACCCCACAGCTTCAAGAAGTCGTTCTCACTCTTGGTCGCGTCGGAGATGTTTCCCTTGGTCTCTGCGAGCCGGTTGTCGTAGACGTTCTGGGCCTGGGTCAAGACTTGGTCGAGCTTGCCGGCCCAGTCGGTCTGGGCCTCGACTCTCTCGATCCCCTTCTCCATCACCTCGCCGAACTGACCCGCGGCCTCGACCATCTCCATCCGCTTGTGGCCACCGATCCGGTTTATCTCCGCGATCGTGGTGGAGAAGCCACTCATGCTCTGCTCGACCACTCCGGCAGAGACGCCCAGCCTCTCATACTGCTCGATGAGGCTCTTCAGCTCGGCCGGGTGCATGCCGATGACCTTGGCCTTGTTGGTCAAGTCAACGACCTTATCCGCCCACTCCTTCAGGCCGCCTAAGCCAATCAAGACGGTCCCGGCGAACCCGGACATGGCCACGCCGGCCGCACCGAACTTGCCGACGTAGCTGATCATGGCCTCGGTACCACCGGTGACGAGCTCGCCCACCTCCTTGACCTGCTTCGCCAGCTCGGCCTGCTCCTCCTTGAGCTTGTCCATCGCCCGCTTGCCGGAGCCCTCGGATAGTTGACCGAGCTGCTCCTTGAGCTTGCCCACACCCTCGGACGCCTCATTGATCAACGAGACGCGGAGTTGCAGTTCTTGTAGCTCAGTGGGCATCAGTCTCCGCTCTCCTTGGCGCGCGTCCGCTCGAGCTGAGCCGTCCGGCTCAGATGAAGCTGGACCTCACTGATCGACATCTCGAGGAACAGGCGAGGATCAAGATGGTAGTAACTGGCCAGTCGGTAGCAGTCGATGATCATGCCATCGTCGATGACCGTGGTCACCACGCCCGCAGATCGGGTAAAAAAAATTTGCGTAAACGATACGCACAACTGTTCCAGTCCCGCGGGTCCATCGCCTCGAGCAGAGGCGGGAGGATGCCGCAGAGCGCACCCATGATGTAGGTCATCTTGCGCTCCTCGATGATGATCTCACCATCCCAGAGCATGCGGGTAGGATTGCCGATCCGATTGATCTCGCTGGCGCGAGGCTCCCTGAAGGTCAGGCTCCAGACCTCGTCGCCCCTGTCGTTCTTGACCGGACGATAGAGCAGCTGGACCGTGATCGGCCAATCCTCCGCGCTCTCCTTGATGTCCCTCCTGATCCGCTCGGTCTCATCGATGATCGGCTCAGGTTTGGGAGGCTCCGTCTTGACCTGGGACGGAAGCGGCTCCTGGGGAGCAGCGGAGAGCGGCTCGCCAGTGAGAGGTCCCTCGGGCTGTGGGATGACGAAGCCTTCTCTGATCCCACCGTTAGTTCTTGCTTCAGGCATGTGTCACCTCATCTGATCGAAATTTCCTGGCAGGCCAGGCCCTCCCAGCGGACCCGCACCTGACCGTCTCGAGTGTTGTTCTCGAAGCCGGCCTTGCACGTCCCGCCGGTGAGCGTGTACTGCATTCCGTTCGCCAACTGGGCGATCACGGTCACGTCAGTTTCTGCCTCGAGGTCCTCGAGCAGGAGACCTGGCACGGTGGACAGGTCTCCCTCGATGTACGGCACTCGAGGCAACTCTTGGTAGCCATGGACGCCGTCTTGACCGGCGATCATGGTGCGCTCAACCGCGCTTGGACTTACGGTGAAATTTCCGCGAAGGGCCAGCTGCGTGCCATCCACGGTCAGGAACGCGATCCCAGCGAACCGCTGTGCCATCGTTTAGTCTCCTCTCTTTGAGTTGTGTGACCTCAGCTCGGAGCGCCCGAAGAAGCCTGGTACGGAGATGGCGCCTGGCCAATAATTGCCGCGTCGATCCCGCGGTCATACTGTAGGCGAAACTGCGCCAACACGGCGAAGATGCGAAGTTGGTTGATCAGGTCGGGCGGATAGAGCACGTTGACGCGGTTTGGATCATTCGGATCACGCTCCACGATCAGGTTGGCCTTGAACGCCTTGAGGTTCTCGACCAGTCCGTTCCACATGTCCATCTGGTACTCGTTGACCAGCTCGGCCTTGATGATGCCCGGCGTCACGATGGCCTGGCCAGGTCCGAACTTGGTCCCGTCGTCCGCCAGCTTGGAGCGAGGGAACTTGCTCGTGATGGCGTACTTCTGATTGCGCAGCAACTTGGCGAGCGTGGCCAGCGTGGTCACGAGCTCGTAAGCATCGTCGCCCATCCCATAGAGGTTGAGCTGGTAGGTGGTCTGCTCTCGCAGGATCATCGGCTGGTCGTCGCTGCCGACCTCCTGGATGGCCAGACCGTTGGAGGCCAGACTGTTCAGCTCCGGGAAGTCGAAGCGATCCTGGAGCGGACAGCCCTTGACCTTGTTCAGGGCGAGGGTCTGGAGCGGCCTCGCCGGGTCATTGATCAAGGCCCTCTGGGCCTTGGCCGTGTAGGCTGCGCAGCACTCGAACATCGGAGACGGAGTGGTCGTCTCGAATGCCATGATGCTCTCCACCCCACTGTTCAGCGTGTCACCGAATGTGATCAGAGCGGCGTAGGTCCCACGCTTGGCGCTGAACACGTGGCCGAACTGCTGCCGCTGCCAGCCCCAGCGACCTGTGTCGGTGAAGCCGTACTCCTGATCCCAATCGAACAGGGAGTTGGTATCACAGTACGGCATCGCGACGTACTCGAAGTCCTTCTTCTGGATGTTGGCGATGGCGGTGGTCATCACCGGCACGCCGGTCCCACCGGACAGCAGACCTCCG